ATGGTCTTTTCTCACCGCAAAACGGCTCACAACCGACGGAATCGGTAAGTCATGACAAAGACTAGGAGTGATCTGGTCGTAGTCCGTGATGATCCGGCTGATCTGGGAGTAGGCGGTGTGGTGTACGGCTACAACACGCCAAGAATCCACTCACCGCTCAATGATCTGCCATCAAAAGGCTCAGAGCTGATCGAATTCGCGAAGGAAATCTCTTTGCCGCTGTTGCCGTGGCAGGAATGGATTGCCGAACACGCGCACAAAGTCAAGCCGGACGGACGGTGGAAGCACTCGAATGTCTGTGTCGTAGTAGCTCGTCAAAATGGTAAGTCGACTCTCATGATGGTCAGGATCATGGCTGGTCTCTTTCTGTGGAACGATGGACTCCAGATCGGCTCAGCTCATCGGCTCACGACATCGCTCGAGACTTTCCGGCACATCGTTAACCTAATCGAATCTAACGATCGACTAGCTAGTGAAGTAAAGAAAATCCGATGGGCTCACGGAGCCGAGGAAATTGAATTGAAGTCTGGCAATCGGTATATCGTCAAAGCCGCCAACGCGGCGGCGCGTGGAATCTCTAAACCGGAGACGGTATTCATGGACGAGCTTCGTGAACACAAAGACGAGGACGCTTGGGCTTCCATGAGGTACACGATGATGGCGGCAAAGAATCCGCAAGTCTGGACTCTTTCAAATGCCGGAGACAATCACTCGATCATTCTCAATCAGCTTCGAGAGCGTGGTCTGGCGGCGGCGGCAGGTGGTGACGATGAGATCGGCTACTTCGAATATTCCGCAATTTCCGGATGTAGGATTGATGATGTCGAAGGTTGGCGTCACGCGAATCCGTCGCTTGGGCGGACAATTCACATCGACAATCTCAAAGCTGTTCTCAATGATCCGATTGATGTAGTTCGCACCGAGGTTCTTTGTCAATGGATCGAGACTATCAATCCGTGTATTCCGCCGGTGGAATGGGCAAACGCTGGGAATCCAGATGTCACACTTGATCCGGGAAAGACAACTTGGTTCGGTTTGGATCTTTCGCCAGATCGTAGAAATGGCGCACTCGTAGCCGCTCAAAGATTAGACGATGAGAAGTTCCAGATCCAGCTGTTGCACACTTGGCACAATCCGATCTCACTTGATGACAAGCAGATCGCAAATGACATCGCGCCGTATGTCCGCAAGTATTCAGTCGATCAGATCGTATTCTCAAAGCGAACCGCGTCAGCTGTTGCGGCTAGGCTAATCCCTGCCGGATTCCCGGTGATTGATTGTGACGGCGCGGAGTACGCGCAAAGCTGTGACGAATTCCTCGGATCGATTACTTCGGGACGGCTAGTTCACTCAAATCAAGCCGAACTCACAAAGCAAGTTCTCTCAGCTGTACGACTTCCCTATGGTGATGGTGCTTGGGTGATCGGTCGTCGAGCTTCTAAGACCGCCGTGTGTGCGACGGTTGCGTCGGCTCTGGCGACACATTACGCGACACGCCCGGAGACGGAGATTGACATTCTTGTCGGTTAGGAGTAGCGGATCGCCTAGAATTGTCCCATGAAATTGAAAGATATTCTGATCGGTGCGCCAGAAATAAAGCTTAACGCTACCCCGTCTCCGATCGATGTATCTGCCGCCGATCTCGCACCATTCAACACAACGGATTCACGGAATATCTTTGCAGGTAATCTCACAGCTACACGCTCCCAAGCGATGTCCGTCCCAGCAATCAGTCGCGCAAGGTCGATTATTTGCTCAACGATCGCGAGCTTGCCAATGGAGCAAAGAATCAAGTCAACCGGCGAACGCGTCGAAGCTCCCAGAGTGATAAATCAACCCGATCCTCGCGTTCCCGGTTCCGCTGTATGGGCATGGATCGCAGAGGATCTACTTTTCTACGGATACGCGTATCTCCAACAGACCGACTCTTACGCCGAGGACGGTAGATGTCGAGCCGGTCAAAGAATCGCTCCAACTCGCGTCTCGATTGTCACTAATGCCGAAGGTACAGAGATCACCGGCTATCGCGTCGATGGAATGCAAGTTCCCAATTTTGGCAACGGATCTCTCAAAGTTTTCTACGGATTAGACGAAGGTTTACTCAATCGCGCTGGACGCACAATTCTTTCGGCTGTAGAGCTTGAAAAGGCGGCTCTACTTTATGCGAAAGAGCCCGTCCCGATGATGGTCTTGAAATCTAACGGAACAGCACTTCCGGCAGATCGCGTCACAAAACTTCTCGACGCTTGGCGTGTAGCTAGATCCACTCGCGCGACAGCGTTCTTGAATGCCGATGTTGAATTGACATCACTTGGATTCGATCCCGAAAAATTACAGCTCAACTCAGCTCGTCAATACATCGCTCTCGAATGCGCCAGAGCTGTCGGAATCCCGGCTTACTTCTTGGGAGCCGATGTCAACACGCTCACATATTCGAACGCTGTATCCGAGAGAAAATCTCTCATCGATTTCAGCTTGCGAAATGTTATGACTTCAATCGAGGAAAGACTCTCTCAATCGGATTTCGTCGCGTCGAATACCGTGATCCGCTTCGACTTGGACGATTTCTTGCGTGGATCAGCATTAGAGCGCGCTCAGATTTACGAGATACTCAATCGAATTGGCGTGATGAGCGTCGATGAAATACGACAAGATGAGGAACTAATTTCATGAAACTAGAAATCCCAATTCAGATCACAGCCGCCGACTCGATCAAGCGAACCATCGCAGGTCGAATCGTGTCATTCAATGAGACCGCTAACGCGTCAACAGGAAAAGTGATGTTCAAAGATGGATCGCTTACTCCGGCTCCCGTAAAACTTAACCTCGAACACGACGGAACAAGACCAATCGGGAAAAGTATGTCAATGGATTTCTCAAGCGACAACAGCGCAATCGATGGCGTGTTCAAAATAGCCAACACAACCGCCGGATCTGACGCACTTGTCGAAGCGCAAGACGGACTCCGTGACGGATTCTCCGTTGAGGTTATGGCTAACGAGTTTACTTATGACAAAGCCGGAACGATGGTTGTCAGTTCGGGAGAAATCGTCGGCGTGGCACTTGTCACGAATCCAGCATTCAAATCAGCTCGCGTCTCAGATGTAGCCGCGACCGAAGCACAACCCGAAACTTCTGACGAACCGTCAGAGGAACTACCAACAACAGAAGGAGACGAAGTGTCCGACTCAATCGTCAACGAAGCTCCAGCCGTCGAGACGGTTGAAGCCTCTCGGAATATCCAAGCTAGTGGAACTCCACTTGCTTACTCAGCTCCACGCTTGGAGTTTTCAGCTCCAAAGTACCTAGAAAACAAAATCAAAGCGGCTCTCGGTAGCGAGGACGCTCGTCAATATGTTTTGGCGGCAGATAACAACACAACCGACTCAGCCGGACTCGTTCCGACTCGTCAATTGACCGAAGTCATCAACGGACTTTCAAACACAATCCGTCCATCAATCGACGCGATCTCTCGCGGAACTTTGCCAGACGCAGGAATGACTTTTGAAATTCCAAAGATTACAGTCGCTCCAACCGTAGCCGAAACAAATCAAGGCTCAGCGTTCAGCGATACCAATATGGAATCACTTTTCGTCTCGGTTCCTGTCAAAAAATTCGCCGGACAACAGAATTTCACGGTGGAGCTTTTGACGAGGACTAGTCCTCTTTTCTACACCGAGCTTCTCAACAACATGGTTGCGGCAATGGCTAAGGCTCAAAATGCTTATGTCAGCTCGATCCTTGTTGCGAATGCAACCGTTGACGGAACTACACTCTCAGCACTTCCAACAGCTTCCGAATTGATTCAATTCGTTTCTCGCGGCGCGGCTTCCGTTTACACAAATACTCAATCTTTCGCTCGCAATATCGTGATGGGTGCGAGCCAATGGGCGAACACGATGTCACTAAATGACGCGGGGAGACCAATATACGTGGCGAGCCAGCCGCAAAATGCAGGTGGTTTGGTTACTCCAACATCACTTCGCGGAAATGTCGCCGGTCTCGATTTATTCGCAGACTTCTCAGCTCCAGCCGGATCAGATGACGGATCTATGATCATCGTCAATCCAGACGCTTACACATGGTACGAAGGAGCGCAGTACTCACTTCGCGCCGAATCAACAGCTGACGGATCAATCAATGTCGGCGTCTACTCTTTCGGAGCTTGCGCAATCAAGCTCGCCGGTGGAGCGTTCCGTAACAATAAGTAAGACCCTTAGACATGAGTCCGCCGCTCCCGACGGGCTCAGCAGATTGGAGATGAAATGCCAAGTATCGTCACAGCTTCACAGCTTCGCGCGGTGCTTGGCGTTTCGTCGTCTCTTTACAATGACGCATATCTCGACGACATAATTGACACAGCCGAAGGAGTAATCCTTCCGCTATTGACAGCTCACACAGTCGCCGTCACTCATGTCGAAATCGATAAGAATGTTGCATACTTTACAACTCAACGACCTCATCAATTCGTCGTCGGTCAATCAATCGTAATCGCTGGAGTAGTTCCAGCCACATTCAACGGCACACGCGCCGTCACCGACACAATGTTGTCGGCGTATGTATTTACTCAAGCTCTAACCAATGCAGACATCACATTCCGCGCAACAATTCCAGCCGGAACAGCGACACTCTCCGGGCAAGCCGCCGCCGTGATCTATGTTGGAAATTCAAATGTCGAATCGGCTGTTCTCAATGTCTCAGTCGAGGTCTTTCAATCCCGTGTCGCTCCGGGTGGTCAGATTGAAGGCGTGGACTTTGCGCCAAGCCCGTTCCGAATGGGACGCTCTCTTTACAACAGAATTTCCGGGCTCTTAGGTAATCAAGTCGATGTCGATTCGATCGTAGGCTAGGAATGCCAGCCTCATCGATCTCGGCAGATGTTCGCGGAACTCTTGCCACAGCTCTCAGCGGTGTCGCCGGGAATGTCTATTCCTATGTCCCCGAAGCAATTATTCCGCCAGCGGTGGTCATCGTTCCGTCGTCGCCGTATATGGAGATCAATCTCATCGGCAAGTCATCGATCAAATTACTTCTCAACTACACGATCACGGTTGCCGTTGCGTACAACTCAAATCCGGGATCACTTGACAATCTTGAAAAGTTAATCCTTCAAATTCTGGCGGTCATTCCGTCAGGGTATGTCGTCGGACAGATCGAGCGTCCGACTGTCACAAGTGTCGGAGCTAGTAATTTACTTGCGTCCGATATAAATGTCTCGACCTACTACACGCAAACCAACTAAAAGGAGATAGCACATGGCAACGACCGTCATCACCGGACGCGATCTAGTTTTGACGATCGCAACCGTTAACTACGACGCACAAGCTACAAGCGCAATTCTTACCAATGCGCCGGTCATCGATACCTATCAGACACTCGATGGCAAGGCTTACAAGCACATCGACGATCAATGGACTTTCGATGTTGAAATGCTCGCAGATTGGGGAGTCGCAAGCTCTCTATCCGAAGCACTTTGGACAGCCGCAGACACAGCACCGAACACAACTCTCGCCGTAAGCCTTACAGCTACAACCGGCGCGGTGTTCGCGTTCCAAGTTATGCCGGTCTATCCATCAGTAGGCGGAGCCGCTCCGGGAGCGCAAACGCTGTCACTTTCATTCTTGGTTGTTGGCACACCTGCCGACACATTTAGCTAAAAAGGAGATCGGGAGATGAAGCTAGAAATCACTATCGAACACCATTCCGGGGAGTCAGCCGTACACACGGCGAGCGTCCCGGAGTGGCAGAAATGGGAGATCAAATTCGGTCGAACAATTCAAGACGCACACAACAATCTCGGAGTAAATGACATTCTGTTCTTGGCGTGGAACGCGATGAAGCGTGAAGCCGCCGGAAAGGCTGTCAAGCCCTTCGAGATATGGTGTGAGACGGTCTCGGATTTCTCGATCGGAGATGAACTCCCAAAAGACACACAGCCGGAAGCCTAGGACGGTTACTCGTTGAGCTAGCAATAGCGACGGGAATCCCAATGAGCGAATGGCAGACGGCAGAGGATATTCTTACAGCGATCGAAGTATTGGAGAAGCGGAATGAACGTCGAAGTCGCGTATGACAAAGCCGAACTTCGCTCAATCACGCGATCATTCAAAGCGATGTCCGATGAAGGTATTGAAGCCGCAAAGCGTGAATCGTCAGCACTAGCGGAATTCTTACAGCTTAAAGTCAGAGAGACAGCGCAACGGAGAGTCGTATCCGGTGCCGCTGTTCGTCGTGTAGCTGATGGATCAAGGGTTGCGAAGTCGTCCAAGATCGGGGAAGTCTCGTTCGGCTTCGCGGCACAAAAGTTCTCCGGTGGTGGTACGACTCAAAAGCTCTGGGCTGGACTTGAATTTGGTTCTAATAAATATAAACAATTTCCGAATCGCACTCCAAGACTTGGCGGTGGATCTGCCGGATATTTTATTTTTCCAACACTCAGATCAATCCAACCCGAATTGATTGAAAAATGGGAACGCGCATTCGATCGAATCTTAAAGGAGTACGAGTAAATGGCAGGTTCACGCACACTCAAGCTCTCAATCCTTGCGGATACAGCCGACCTCGTTAAAGGTCTAAAGAATGCCGAGGATACATCAAGCACATTTGGCGACAAACTAGGCGGAGCGTTCAAAGCTGTTGGAACAGCCGCAATAGCCGCCGGTGCCGCTATCGGTGCGCTTGCTGTTAAGTCCGCTGTTGATGGAGTGAAAGCCGCTCTTGATGATGAAAAAGCTCAAAGAATTCTTGCGCAAACTTTAGAAAATACAACAGGGGCAACAAACAATCAAATTGCGGCTGTTGAAAGTTACATCACACAAACATCTCTTGCTGTAGGTGTCACAGATGACAAATTGCGTCCAGCTTTTAGCAGACTTGTCAGATCAACAAAAGACACAGAGGAAGCTCAAAAACTTCTCAATCTTGCTCTTGATATTTCTAGTGCAACCGGCAAACCTTTAGAAGCAATCGCGAATTCCTTGGGCAAGGCTTATGATGGAAATACAAATGCGCTTGGAAAATTAGGATTAGGAATTGATCAATCAATTCTAAAAACAAAAGATTTTGATTTGGTTTACAACAATTTGAAAACATCTTTCGCTGGTTTTTCCGCCAATGAAGCTGTCACATTTCAAGGTCGAATTGATCGGTTAAATGTTGCATTCGATGAAGCAAAAGAAAGCATAGGTTTTGCACTTTTGCCGGTTTTAGGCAGATTCTCAAAATTCCTAACCGATGAAGGTGTCCCGGCTTTGAATGCGTTCATCGCTGGACTTACCGGAGAAAAGGGTATTTCAGCCGCTACCACCTACGCCGGGGCACGTGTTGATTCTTTTGAACCTAAACTTTCCAAAACTCAACAATCGGCATTCGACGCCGCTAAGGATCTCCGGGAAATGGCGGCTTCCGTTGGTAAATTATTTTCAACAATTGATGCTGGAACTGGCGGAAGTGGTTCATCGATTGACGGATTTATTAAAGCTCTTAAAGCTCTCAACGCAATTGCCAACGTGACAATCGGCATTCTTAAAGAGCTTATATTTGTTGTTCAAACAGCCGCCGAATACTTGCGAAATCCTCTTTCAACAAATCAAGAGGACATCAATAGAATTCGAAAAGGACTGGGACTCAAGGTTCAACAATCCTCATTTGAGACGCCGGCAATCTCCACAGCTTCGGCAAGTGTTGGAATGTTTAGCTCATCAGTCCCAAGTCTGGGACTTGAAGGAATCACGGCATTCGATGAGCAACTTCGCGCATTCTTGGGACAGCCATCCGGGATCACAAACAACATCACCGTGAACGGTGCGATTGACTCAGAATCCACAGCTCGTCAGATTGTGGATCTCCTAAATGAATCTAACCAACGCGGAACGATCGGCGGAGCCGGGATCCTCGTATGACCTCATGGGCTCCGGTGTGGCGTGTCTTAATTAACTCGGTTGAATACACCGACATAACACTTTCAAATTTGACAATCAACACAGGACGAACCGACATCAATGTTCAACCGATCGCCGGGTATTGTGCGATCGAGATCTTAAATGTGGATCAAACAGCGATCACCGTTGAGATCAATGACGGTCTCACAATCGAAGTCAAAGACTCGACCGGAACCTTCGTCCCGATATTCGGTGGAGCGGTCTCTGATGTCGTTGTAGAGGTCGCTAGGGCTGGTACTACCGGATATACACAACTCACTCGCGTCACGGCTCTGGGAGCCCTTGCAAGGCTTCCAAAGGCTACAACTCTCGGAGTCTTGTCACACGACTTTGACGGAGATCAGATTTACACAATCCTTTCAGCTGTACTTTTTGGGGATTGGAATTCGGTTCCAGCGGCGACAACTTGGAACACTTATGATCCGACAACAACTTGGAATAACGCACAAAACAGCGGACTCGGTGAGATTGACACTCCGGGCAACTATGAGCTTTATCAAAGAAGCTCATCGCTTACGGATGTGTATTCGTTGGTCTCTGGACTTGCCAGTTCGGGTCTGGGTTATTTATACGAGGATAGTTCTGGACGAATTGGCTACGCTGACAGCACTCATCGAACGACTTACTTGTCCGTCAATGGGTACACAATTCTTTCAGCTAATGAAGCCCAAGCGGTCGGAATCAAATTGGCAACGCGAGCCGGAGACATAAAGAATGATGTTGTTCTTACTTATGGCAACAATTACGGATCAGAGGTCACATCGCTCGACGCTACTTCGATCGCAACTTATGGAACTCTTAAAGCAATCGTCAACACAACCGTTCGCGGTGCTGTGGACGCTCAAGCCCAAGCCGATAGATATATTGATCTCAGAGCGTATCCACAGGCAAAACTTGATCGAGTGAATTATCAACTTGTTAATCCCGAAATCTCTGACGCTACTCGGGACGCGTTGATTTCGATCTTTATGGGGCTCCCGGTACAGCTTGACGATCTGCCGCCTAATATGAACGACAGTCAATTTCAAGGATTCGTCGAAGGCTGGACATTTTCCGCCAGCTATAACACTCTCACGATTTCGGTCAATGTCTCGCCACTTCCATTCTCCATCGTTGCGATGAAGTGGATCGATGTGTCAGCGTCCGAAACTTGGAACACTTTATCCCCTACAATGACATGGAACGACGCGTTCCTCGTCGCTTAAGAAAGAAGGAAAATGGCAACGACAACAAATTTCGGGTGGTCAACACCGGACAACACAGCTCTCGTCAAAGACGGCGCGTCCGCAATCCGAACTCTTGGATCATCGATCGACACTTCATTCGTGTATCTCAAAGGTGGCACGACTGGACAAATTCTTTCAAAAACTTCGAACACGGATTTGGCTTACACTTGGATCACTAACGATGTCGGTGACATCACAGCCGTCACAACAGCGGCAGGATCGGGCTTATCTGGCGGCGGTACTTCCGGCGCGATAGCTTTAACACGATCAGCGACCTACACAGCCAAGACCGACAATTACACAGTCGCGTCAGGCGATGAATTTAATTTATTCTCAATGAACAACGCCGCGGCAAAACAATTCTCAATCCCTACCGACGCGACATTCAACTTTGCTGTCGGAACCGAAATCAATTTCTTTTGGATTACCGGAGCAGGTCAGCCAACAATCGGCGCGGTCACACCGGGAACAACAACTGTCATCTCAACAGGTGCGACAAGCGCGACTCCAAAGTTACGCGTTGCTAACTCAGCCGCAACAGCGATCAAGCTCGCCGCAAATTCTTGGCTAGTGGTAGGCGACATCGCGTGAGCCCGATTCTTGGAATTATGTCATCAGCCGGACGATCACGAGGAATTCCGGTTGATTTCTTGGTTCTTGCCGGAGGTGCTGGAGGCGGCGGGGGACGCTACGGCGGCGGAGGTGGTGGTGGTGGATTGCGTTGCACCGTCACAGCAACCGGCGGCGGTGGCACTTTAGAAAATGCTCTTTCAATTCCAAAAGCTACGAACTTTACAGTCACAGTCGGAGCCGGCGGAACGGGTGGAACTTATGACGGCAATGTCGGAACTAATGGAGCCGATTCAGTATTTTCGACAGTAACTTCAAAAGGCGGCGGTAAAGGCGGCGGTCGTAATACTTCGCCATATACCGGATACAACGGTGGAACCGGCGGCGGTGGATCAGCACAGGCAACAGATACAGCCGGAGGAACTGGAACATCAGGTCAAGGATACGGCGGCGGCACAGCTCTAGTCGTAGATGGAACTGGAGCCGGCGGCGGCGGTGCTGGTCAAGTAGGTCAAAACACTCCCGGCGGTACTTTGTACGGTGGAAACGGTGGAAACGGTGTCACGACATCAATTTCGGGTTCATCTCTAATCTATGGCGGAGGCGGCGGCGGAGGCGGATACTACGGCGGCGGAGCAGGTGGCTCAGGCGGCGGTGGTGGTGGTGGTGGAGTCGTTCCAAATATCGCAGGTGTAGCAGGTACGGACAATTTAGGCGGCGGCGGTGGATCTGGCGGAGGCAATACCGGCGGAAAAAATGGCGGTTCCGGAATTGTCATTCTCAAATACTTAACAGCTGACGGAACCATCACAATCGGAGCAGGATTGACCGGCACGACCACAACCAGCGGAAGCTATAAAATCACAACTATTACATCAGGCACCGGAAATGTGAGCTGGACATAATGGCACACTACGCATTCCTAGACGAAAACAATATCGTCACCGAAGTCATCACCGGCATTCATGAAACCGAATTGATTGAAGGGTTACATCCCGAGATTTGGTATGGAAATTTCAGAGGTCAAACTTGCAAGCGAACAAGCTACAACGCAAACATTCGAAAGAATTACGCTGGAAAAGGTTATATCTACGACGAATCGTTGGACGCATTCATCGCACCGAAACCAACTTGTCACGCAGATATACAATTTGATGAATTGACTTGCCAATGGAATTGCACCAACGCGGATCACGATGTCGAACTTCCCGAATAACACAGCGCAACGCTTAATCGAAGTCGCACTCGCAGAGGTCGGCTATATCGAGCAAGGCGAGAATCTAACCAAGTACGGAAAATTCACAAAAGCCGACGGCTTGCCGTGGTGTGGTTCTTTCGTGATGTGGTGCGCCAATGAAGCCGGGGTCAAGGTTCCAAATGTCGTCTCAACTCTTGCCGGATCTAAGAGCTACAAAGTCAAAGGGAATTGGCATGAAACGCCACAGCGCGGCGATCTTGCGTTCTTTGATTTCCCGGACGATAAAGTCTTTCGGATCTCACACATCGGAATCGTCATCAAAGCTGACAAAGATGGCGACGGCTGGATCACGACAATCGAAGGCAATACATCAGGATCAGGAGACCAACGCAATGGCGGAATGGTCATGATTAAACAGCGTCAATACACAGCCGGCGGATCAATCGTCGGATTCGGGAGACCAAATTTCGCACCGTCGGAATTGGACTTTCCACTTATTCCGCCAAAGGTTGCGAAAGTAAAGGAGAAAAAATGACCAAAGTAAAGGAACTTCTAGTCTCTTGGCTCCGAAGCTCTCTCGCCGGTGGCTTGGCTGTTTACATGACAGGCAACACCAATCCAAAAGATATCGCGATGGGTCTTGTTGCCGGAATCGTTCCCGTGTTGATTCGATTCTGTAATCCAAACGACGCCACTTTCGGAATATCCAAAAGCGCATGACAATCGGCGAGTGGACAGCGGTTGCAGGATTGGTCATTTCGGTTCTCGCCGCTGTCTACGCGTCAACAAAAGTCATCGTCCGATCGGTCATGTCCGAACTTTCTCCGAATGGTGGACAATCGATCAAAGATCAAATCAACCGAATCGATCTCCGGGTCGATCGTCTTTACACGATATTGTCTTTCGACTCGCCGAGACACACCGAGGTCGTTGACAAGCTAGAGGACTAACGCGGACACTTAAACCAGATCCGACGACAACGGATCAAGGGAGCATAAATGTCAGGAAATATCGCGTTCGTGTTTATGGTAATTATTTACGGCGGACTCACATTCGGAGTCGCTGTTTTAGCTTGGTCCAGGGGCTACAACACCGGCAGGTCTGAAGCTGTGGTCAAAATTGAACGCCGCTTGAGAGCGGTCAAATGATTCGCAAAGCGTCACCGGGTATCTGGTGCGACTATTGCAAGATCACACACGGGAAAGACAAATCCGGTCAATGGAAAGAAAAGGCAAAAACTCAAGCCGACTGGACTATTGAAAAGACGCTAAAGAAATCAAATGTGGATCGACATCTTTGTTCTGCTTGCGCTTATGGCGTGAGCTACGACGGCACATTCACAATCTGGGATCAGGTCAAATCCGTTCAACCAATTCAAGGGAGCCTCAATGTTTAATCTGTCCGAATACACCACAGTCGCCGAGCGAATTAAATTATTCTGGGAGAAGTACCCGGACGGAAAGATTGTCACTTCAATCATCGAAGCGACTCACACACGGTTCATCGTCAGAGCCGAACTGTGGCGAACCGAAGTCGATCCGGCTCCATTCGTAACTGGTCACGCGAACGAAGTGATTTCAGAGCGTGGTGTGAATCGCGACTTTGCGCTGGAGAATTGTGAGACTTCGGCGATTGGTATCGCTTGCAAGAATGCCGGGATTGGAACCGAAAAGCATTCAATCAGTCGCGAGGAAGCTGAGAAGGTTGAACGCGTGAAGGCTGGTCAAACTACGCCAAACGACAATCTTTGGAATGTAGATCAGGCGATGACAGAGATCACGACCAAACTTGGCGGAGAAGTCCTAGCCGATGAACCCGTGTGCGCTCATGGTCGAATGACACGCAAGAAGGGAATCAGCTCAAAAACTGGCAAGGCTTACAGCGGTTGGACTTGTCCAGAAAAGAATCGCGAAGCCCAATGCGAAGCTCGATGGGATAACTAAATGGGAGACCTTGAGATGTTCTTTCCCGATCGAAGCGCGTTGAAATTTACAGATGATGGAATTGTTGAGTCGGACTGGCTCAACTGTGACGGGTGTGACAAACCTCAGCTAATAAGTGGCGGAATCATCTCGGATCAGATGTTCGTGTGCGCTCAATGCCGAGTAGTCGAATGATTAAGATCCCAATATCCAGAGACGAGGAATGGCTGTGTCTTTCTACAGCTTACAAAAGAATCGGACGGCTGGACTTCTCGCCAGATCACGACAGCCGAAAAGACCGAGGCTTGACTCTTTTTGAATATGTGCAACAGATGGCACAATCAATCGGAGCCGAGATTGCCGTAGCTCGTTACTTTGCGATCCCGGACTTCAAACCTACTGTCGACACATTCAAGCGCGAGGCTGATGTAGGTTCACAGATAGAAGTCAAGTGGACACTCTGGCAGGACGGACACTTAATTCTCAACGGCTCTGATCGTCGCGAGGATGTAGCGATCTTGGTTGTCAACAAAGCTCCGAACTACCTTCTTGCCGGTTGGATTCCCGTATCGATGGCAATGCGTGAAAAGTACCGTCGAGGCGATGGCTCTTATTGGATACCACAGTCAGATCTACAACCTATCGAGAATCTTAGGAGTTCCAATTATGGAGACACTTCTCTTTGATTGTCTAAACTGTAAAGCGAGAGTCGAGCATAAGCAAAGCGATCCATTCGGCAACCTTCCTCAAGGACTGGTCTTTGTCCAATGCCTCGATTGTGATGTGTTCTCCGTGAAGCAATTACGCAACGCCAAGTCACACAAGGAAGCCGGGATCTCTCGGTGTAGCTGTGGATCTTGGATCATCGAAGGCGTCGCGTGTGTCGTATGCGCGGGGCTCGACACGCCGTTCGTATGGGAGAAATGATGAGATCCTTGACAATCCGATTTCTCATTTCTACAATCGTCTTTTGTAGTTCTCTTTCGTTGGTTGATAGTTACAAAAACTACACAGAATTGAAAATCGGTAGTTCTAAACAATTCAAATGTATTGATAAACTATGGACTAAAGAGTCTAACTGGAACCCTAAATCTAAATTGGGTTCCCATTATGGAATACCTCAAGGACGATCCGACTATCTCAAGACAGCTGATCCCTATGAGCAGATCGACTGGGGTCTCAAGTATCTGTCCAATCGTTATCGTAAGGACTACGCTTGTGAAGCGTTAGCCTTTATGAATGCGAGAGGATATTCATGAGCAAGTCAGCTCTAACCTCAACAGGTAGCACAACAAGGTGGCGCAAGATTCGACAGCGCGTTCTCGATCGCGATTGTTGGACATGTATGTATTGTTCGCAAGAAGCCAACTCCGTTGATCATGTGATCCCGAGGAGTCTCGGTGGCGGAGATGATGACTGGAACCTCGTCGCTTCCTGTATGAAATGCAATTTAGCCCGTAGAAGCCCTAAGAGCCCTACTAGGGGCTTTTTTAATACTGGGAAAACAC